GGAGCACTTATTGGGGTTATGCGTGGTGATACTGTTGAAAATGTACGAGTGACAGGTACTATTGACGCTGATGGTGGTGTTGTTGGTGGCGTGATGGGCCAATCACGAACCAATCAATTATTCATGGATAGAGTATCCTTTGTGGGCAATGTTACAGGCGATCAATATGTTGGTGGCATAATAGGCTATTTAAATGGTAATTATCTTTTGATTGCGAATAATCTATATGCCCAAGGTACGGTTACAGGCGACGCTTATGTGGGCGGGCTTTTTGGTAGAATAAGATATCAAAATACGTCAGGTGGTTATGATTTTGTAAAAAACTCATATGCTTCCATGGATGTTAACGGAAGCACAAGCGTAGGTGCAATGGGGGGCGACAATACATCTGTGACTTGGATTAATTGCTATTACGATACAATTGTTGCCCAAATTGGTGATGTAACAGGAGTAGAGAAACCAATAGCCAGAACAACCACAAGTATGAAAGGTACGACAAGCTATGGACAAGTTATAGATGATACTTCAGCCTATATGGGCTGGTCAGGTTATATTTGGAATTTTGGAACGGCAAATGATTATCCTATTTTTAATGATTTACCATTATCTGTTGAAGATCCGCTATCTGGCGACTTTATGGGTGCGTGGGATAAGCAAAATGGTGGCGATCCATTGTCCGAAGAATTATATTTGGCGAATGAACAATATCCCGCCGGGGTAATGCTATATGAAGGTGCGGCTGGCGATTCGATATATCATATAGGCAAAGTTGCAAATACTGTGATCGCAGGAATGTGTTCTGGAGACGGGATAAATGGTTGGGTGAAAAGCCCACTCCCTAATGGGTTTTTTCTTGAAGTGGCAGAAGCGCCCCCAGGAATGGGAACGACTACAAGATTCCAAGGGAATACATGGCGTTTGATTGATGATACATATTATATTATTTACGGCAATACCCTCAACACTGGCAGCCAGGGGATTGCTTACGCAACAAGCGATTCAGTGAATGAAAATTATGGTCAGCATGGGTGGGTTATCAATCCAGATGCCAATGACATAGGAACAGATTTGAATATTGCCGACGTAAATTTTATCGCGGGCGGTCCAGAATTAATAAGAATAGGAAATACATATCATTGGTACGGTTCGGCAACTTTTGGCGATAGTTGGGGGACGTATTTTATTTGGCATGGCACAAGCCCCGTAACTGATACTTTTAACATCACCTTTGATCAAATATTGTATAACGGTGCAGATACCGATTGGTTATTAAATAACCATGAGACAAAATTGGAGGGGCAGGTTATTTATTATCCCCGTGTTTATTATGATGATGGCTATTATTATATGACTTTAACTATAGGTGGATTAACCGAATTAACCGGCCAAAGGGCAATTTATGTTGCACGTTCAACAACACCAATTGGATTTAATTTATCAAATCTCCAGCGTACACCAATCCTTGAAGGCAGTGGGGCAAATACATGGGATGAATTGCGCGTATATGCCCATGATATTTTACGTGAAAATGATGGTTATTGGCTTACTCCACATTTGATAAATGATTCTATCAGGATGTATTTTTCTGGTCATTCTTATGATGATGGTTCAGAATATAGTCCGGCAAACACAGGTATACCCGGACTTGCCACCAAATTAGATGAGTAACAATTTTAAATAATAAATAATAAAATGAGTAGATTAGGTTTTAGGCCAGAAGATATAGGCGAAAAACTTTCTGTGTCTGTTGGTTCAAAAGGTTGTGATATTTATCTCGATGGTGATACGGACACACATTCAGGTAATTGGAAGGCAATAACCGTATTAGCTGATGTCACTATTAATAGTATTACACAATCTTGTAAGGTAGATAGTACAATACCAACAGGTAGTGCTATACCAGCAGGAACATTTATATCAGTAGATGGTACGATAACTTCTATTAAGTTGACTTCCGGTTCAGTGGCAATGTATAGATGATACTAATAGTACTATTATTAATTATAATACTTGAAGCTATTTATGAGGCTTTGAGGGATAGGGGTAAAAAATTACTATCAGGCATACTCGAAGGTTTATCTCATGCTATAATGCTTGTAGGTATTATAAGTTTACAGGCATCTCCCATATGGTATTTAATATATATATTATATCGTTATGCTATATTTGATTTTGTGTATAATTCAATAATAGGTAAAGATCCTTTGTATTTAGGTAATACTAAATTATATGATAAAGCACTCAATTGGATACTAGATAAAATAGAAAAAATTAAGACAGGGAAGGATAAAAAGATTATGTTTCCTCGATGGGCTGTGTTATTTATGTCAAAAATATTAGCGATGTGGTCTGCAGCCGGTTTAAGCATTCGCTATTTTTCTCAATTTGATTTCAATTATTAATATTAATAATTTGTATTATGGAAATGTGGATAACAATTTTAATTGGCATTGGTTCAGCTATTCTTGCTATTATTGGATCTGCAGCTTGGTTCCGGAAGTTTGTAGGTAAACTTGGAGAAGCTGGTCAATTAGCCAAAGAAGTTTCAGACGTTCTTTTAAAAGCTAAAGCTATACTTGAAGACAGTAAAATTACTCCTACTGAAGTAGAAGAATTTATTGTTGAGATTAATGAAGTTCGTGATGCTTTGAAAGAATTATTCTCTAAAGAAATAGAGGAATAAGATAAATGGTTATTTTAGCCGTTAGTGTGCTCTGGCAGTGGGGTGCTATCTTCTTATTGGGAAGTATAGGTGGGATAATTATATGTGTTAAATGGATTGCACCCCCTGAAGAGGACATTAACATTGAATTTGGTAGAACTAAGTTTAAAATAAAAGGTAAAAATCATAATTTATCAGATGTCATCGACATAAGTGATGTTTTTGACATGAGCGATGATGAGGTAAAAAAATTAAGTAGAAAGGAAAAGAGAGCTATACGTAGAGTTGAACGAATAGCCAGACGACGAGTTAACGATTAATAAAATGACAACTACTAGAATGTCAACATATGAAAAAATTAAAGAGTTGTTGGAAGCTAATCTTGATACAATAACTACAAAGATAGATCTTCATAGAGAATTAGTAACTCTCAAATTAGAGGAGTTAAAAAAAGATACAGAGGAAATAAAGAATCATGCTAGGGAAACTAATGGTTATGTTGCAGATAATCGTGAGAGGGTTAGAGAGCTTGAAGAACTTGCGAAGAGGGGCCAACGAATCTGGAAGGCAAAGTGGTGGATTGCTTCGACTGCTATTCTTGTCACGATTATCCTCTCCGCAATTACGCAATCTATCGGACTCTTTGAGTTCTTCAAGCTCATCTTCAGAGTCGGGGTTGGAAGTTAATAATAAATATAATATTATTAAGACAGCTTTGGCTGAATTTGGAATAACTGAAAAACCAGGTATAGAAGATAACTCTCCTAGAATATTAGAATATTTCAAAGAAATAGGACAGACTTGGGTTAAAACTGATGAAACAGCATGGTGTAGTGCTTTTGTTAATTTTATAGCAAAGGTGACTGGTCATGAGTATACTGGGAAGTTAAATGCTCGGAGTTGGCTTGATGTTGGTGAAGATACTGATAAGCCAGAAGTAGGCGATATAGTTGTACTATGGCGTGAAGATCCTGATAGTTGGAAGGGACACGTTGGTTTCTTTATTAAGACTTTGGGTAATTATGTTTGGATATTAGGGGGGAATCAAGGAAATAAAGTTCAAATATCAAGGTATCCTCTTAGCCGTTTACTATCTTATAGAGTGTTAAGATTTAAAAGCTAAATTAAAGAATAATGGTATATATAATATCTGGAATAATAAGTCTTTTGTGTATCTCTTTTTTAGTTTTATTTTTAAGAGAAAGGAAACGATGTTTGAAGGAAAAAGAAAGATATACAAAAGCAGAAAATCTATTGATAAAGTGGAATGTTTATCATAGGGAGAGAGAATTAAATAAGAAACAAAAACTTAAAAATAAATAATTATGGCTGGAAGTATGAGAAACGGTTTTGAAACCGATTTGTTAGATCATATTTTTACGAATGCGAATATAGCAAATATAGGAGATGCTACTGGACTCAGGGGATCTACTACTGCTGGTAATTTTTATATTGCATTATACACAGTTGCTCCAACAGATTCTACTGCTGGGACAGAATGTTCGTATACTGGTTATGCAAGAGTTGCTGCAGCTAGAAATGATACAGTATGGACAGTGTCTGGTAATAATGCTACTAATGCAAGTGCTATTACATTTGGGGAATGTACTGCTGGATCTGAAACAGCTGTTGCTTTTGCAATATGTGAAGCTGATGTAGAAGATGTGGATGATCAGCTTTTTTGGGGTGATTTAACTTCAAATTTAGCAATATCAGCAGGGGTTATTCCTGAATTTCAAGCAGGTGAATTAGATGTAAACGCTGATTAATACAAATGAAGACAATAACCATTCCTAAATCTGAAATGTCTATTGTCAAAAACAAAATTGATGATGGTTCTCTTGATCAAACTTATGATAAATCGAGTTGGGTATTTTGGGAGAAGGATCGGAATAAAACTAGAGAATTTCTTTTAAAAGCAGATGTAGATATTTCATTATCTGGAGGTAAAGAACAGGATATTTATATATATGTTATTGATGATTCAGTGTTTGGATCTCCAGTTTTTTCAACAAACATGGAAGATCCAGACTTTTTAAAAACTTTGAAAGAAGTTAAAAATGCTGTTTATGCACATACTGCTTATAAAATAATAACTGAAGACAGGGTGTATGTTCAATGTCCTTTTAGGCCAGGATGGAGAGCAAAAGCGCAACTTATAGAAGGAAATAAGTATTATTATTTTATGAATTTACTTAAGAGAGAGAAAACAAGTTAAATGGCAGTTTATACTGAAAATTTTAATGATATAGCCAATGGATCGCTTGGTGATGATGCCAATTGGACTGAACTTGTTGCAGAGATTCGAGTAGCTGGGACTACTGATAAATATGTTCACCCATATGTCAATACTCAGGAGAATCACTGTGCTTTTGATCAATCGCTTGATAACGATCAATATGCTGAAGTTGAGATTAAAAGTATGGACTTTAGTGAACTTATTGGTCCTGCTGTTAGGGTGTCAGGAACAGGGGCAGGTGATTTAAATAGTTATGGTATTTATTGGGATGATGGACATGCTTATTCTTGGAAAAATGTTGATGGTGAGTGGACAGAATTTGAATTTATTGAACATAGTCTTGAAGTAGGGGATGTAGTTAAAATTCAAGTAGATGGTACAACTCTTTCAGCTTATATAAACGATGAACTTTGGACTGATATTTTAAATCCTCCTTCTGGTTATCTTACTGATTCAGACTTATCAAGTGGAAAAGCTGGTATAGCTGGTTGGGATAATGGTCCTCTTTCACAAGTTGATAATTTTGAATGCGGTGATCTTGGTGGAACTCAATATGTTTCAGGATCCAGTGATTTTGAATTGGCTACTTCTTCTGTACTTAAAGGTAGAGGTACACTACATTCATCTTCAGATTTAACTTTAGAAACGGTTTCTATTCTAAAAGGAATTGGTACTCTTCATAGTTCTTCTGATCTGTCTTTAAGTACTTCTTCTATATTGAAGGGCATTGGAACTCTTCATAGTTTAACAGAAATATCTTTAGATACAGTCGGAGACATTTTAGCCTATGGTGTTTTATCTGGCTTATCGGATTTAGATCTTGCTACTTCTTCTATACTTAAGGGTCGAGGTAACATACATACTAGTTCGGATTTAGATTTTTCTTTAAGTGGAAATCTAATAAATGCCATTAATGATTATATTTCTGGAATAACTAGTTTAGATCTTTCAACATCTGGTGTACTTAAAGGTCGAGGACGAATTCAGAGCGCAATTGATCTAATTTTAGACAATGTTGCGGTATTAAAGGGTCGTGGTAGAATCCAAGGCAGTTCTGATCTTGATTTTGAAACAGTTTCTATTCTAAAAGGAATTGGCAGTATTTTAGGTAGTTCTGATTTAAGTTTATCTACTATTTCCTCAATAACAGGTATAGGTTGTTGTGTTGGATTATTAGATCTGGAACTTTCTACTCGTGGTAAATTGATTGATCCTATTTCGGGGTCAATTTGGAATTTATTGTTTTCGAAACGTCCTCACATAGGTATTTATGTTTATAATTAAAAACCAATGGTTGAATTTATTTCACTTAATGCAATTGTTACGGATTTACTCAATATTGTTCGTGGTGCACAGATATCTCAATCTGAGCCTATATCGAAGCGTCAATTAGAGGGATGGGTTCACCAATATCGTGCATTTTTACTTAAGCGTGATTTGGATAAGGGTAAAATGCCCAATCCAGATTATATACAGGAAATATCAGGGTTAAAATTGAGTCCTGTTGATGAAGCTGTTGATCTTTTAAGTCTTTCTTTTGGTGAGTCAATAATGAAATCTGATTTACAGATACCCAAGACTATAGATCTTAATCATAAACCGGGGCTTACTTACATTGGCACTACTGATGGTAAAGAAATTTTATTTACATCTGAAACTCGTAGAACCTGGCAAAAGTATAAAAAATACACTGCAAATGATGCTCTTGTATTTCTACGTGGTGGATATTTGTATTTAGTTGGTAATAGTAATTTACCCAAATATTTAACAATTAGAGGAGTATTTGAAATTCCAACAGAAGTAAGTAACTTTATAAATTCCAGTACTTCAGCAGTTTCTGCGGGATTAGATGATCCATACCCTGTACCTGCTAATTTAGTTCCTGTATTAAAAGAATTAATTTTGAAACAAGAATTAGGCATTGAGTCGCGAGCCTGGTCTGATGATAAAATGGATGCTGATTTTAAAGTAGAGCCAAATGTCGAAAGAACAACCCAAACCAAGGAGCAAAAACAGAGTTCGTAATCCATATACTTTCGTTGATATGTATGAGGATTATATAGCAGATATAAATGAAGATTCTCCTTATCATGTAACATATAATGAATATGTATCAATATGTGAAGATTACTATAAAATTGCTATGGACAACGTGCTTAAGAAAGGGTGGAGATTTAGGTTGCCTTTCCGCATGGGGGATGTTATGGTAATCAAAAAGAAATTAAAAAAATTTGATAAAGACCATTTGCCTATCGATTGGGAACTAACTAAAAAACACGGTCATTATATTTATCATACAAATGATCATTCCAATAATTATAAGTATAGGTTTAGGTGGTCAAAGAAATTGATAAGGAGTACACCAAACATAGGTCAATACCGTTTGGTGCTTACTCGTGCAAATAAGCGGGCGCTGGCTGCTTGTATAAAGTCTGGCGATTATGATTATATTGAACAAAGGTAACCATGATATATAATTTAACGAGCATAAAACGTGTCATTGCTAAAGTACTTACTGATCGTGATGCGAAAGAAGGTGACCATCGGATTAGTGATATGGTGGAGTGGGCTGGCGAGGCACTTGAGAAAATTGGGGCTTACCCATATTTTGTTACAAAAGTTGCTGGTAAAGAGGGCGAACCCTTGTTAGAGTTAGTCAACTACCAAGCTAAATTACCTTCAGGTTTTCATCGGCTTGTGCAAGTTGGTTACTCTTCAACAGAGGACGGTTCTTTTTATCCCATGCGATATGCGACTGGTAGTTTTGAAGCAGCTCATGGTCTTACTAGTGACGAGGAGTCAACCTCATTAGATGATGTCGTTTCTACCGCTGATATCGTTACTTTAACTATGACTTTGTATAGTATTGATTATGATGCTGCATTATTGAAAATTAACAATGATCCTGCATTGCGAAGTGTAATTGCTGGATTGGTATTGGATAAGCGTGCTGCAAGTGAGGGTAGTACCTCGCGAACAGTGGATTATGTATATGTAATTACACCTGGTGGTTGGATAAAAACTAATCAAGAAACAGGATATTTAATGATGGCTTATCAAGCTATTCCTTTGGATATTGATGGTTATCCGTTGGTTCCTGATGATCCATCTTTTTTAGATGCTTTGTATTGGTATATTAATATGAAATTAATGTATCCGGAGTGGGTTGCCGGCAGGGTGCGTGATGCAGTTTATTATGATGCCAGACGTTCATGGAATTATTATTGTAAACAAGCTTATGGCAACGCTATGATGCCCGCAGCTGATCAGCTTGAATCGTTTAAAAATTCGTGGTTACGACTTGTTCCTGAAATACGTGAACATTCTGATTTCTTTTCAACGCTTGGACAAGAGCAAGTTATTTATAATAAAGACAATATTGTTAATCCCAATACTTAATGGCTAGTAAATCTATTTTAAATACTTTCACAAAGGGGATGAACAAGGACATAGATAAGTCTATGCTTCCTCAAGGCGCATATAGGGAGGCCCTTAATATGCGTGTGTCCTCTGATGATGGAGGTACTAGTGGAGCTATTGAGAATATCAAGGGTAATGAAGCACTTTGGTATGATGAAATAATGGCTGGTCAGTGGATTGTTGGTACTGCAAAAGTTAGGGATTGGCTTGTTGTATTCACCACCAATAATGCTGAACAGAGTGTTTTAGATACACCAATAAACGGTACTTTTACAGGTGCGGCTAATCCTGGGGGCGGCGAAGTTCAGTTAACTGGTGCCACAGGCTGTGGTGTATTAGATGATTTTGGTACTCCCACTTGTGTTACGATCACTGATTCTTTAAATTATGATGGGACTTATGAGGTTAGCACTGTAACGAGTAGTACTTTTAATATTGAAGCTACTTATGGTGGTACAGATAGTGGTAAATGGTATTGGTCAAGAAATCAAATCTATGCTTTTAAAATATCAAAAGAAGGTGAGTTAGTTGATAATAACAATGTGTATATCAATCCAACTTTAAATTCTGATTATCCCGCTCTTATATATGATGATATTGCTACAGATTCTACTGATAATTTAGATTTTCTTTTTCATCATAGGTTTAAAACGGTTGGTCGTTATGAAACTGAAGATATTGCAAAAGTTTATTGGACTGATGGTTATAATCCAGTTCGTTGGGTGAATATATTTGATACTGATGTGGCGAATCAAAATGCTGATAGATTTGATATGATTCCCAACGCTACATTAGATAAAGCTAATATTAGTTCTTTGATTACTGGTTACATACCTGTTGGATCCGTCCAGTATACTTATCAACTTTATAAATCTAGTGGTTCTGAAACTTTGTTTGCCCCTTTGAGCCATTTAATTAGTTTGACAGCAGATAATGAGAATTTAGCAGATTCACAACATTATGAGGGATTTGAGCAAGGCGTAAGTAGTGGTAAGGGTGTTAAGCTTACTGTTGATAATACAAATACGGGTTATAATTTTATTAGGGGTATTGCAATTCATTATGATTCTTTGAATGGTACTCCAACTATTAGGGTATTTGAAGAAAAATCAATTGATTCAGATGTTTCTTCTACAATAACATTAACAGATATTGGGGAGACACTAGGAACTTATACTGCAGTTGAACTTAGTGTTGCTGATCGTTCATTATTTAAAGCTGAGGATTTAGAAACAAAAGATAATTATTTATTTGCAGCTAATATACAAGAAGATTATTTTGATATAGGGGATTGGGATGCTAGATCTTACAGATTTGAGGCATCAGATGATACAAAACTTTATCATGATTATGTAGACTCAGATAATTATACTTATTTAGATATTACAAGTGGTACCACATTAGAGACATATACGTGGACTGAATATACTGTTACTGGTGGGGGTGCCCCGGTTGCGACAGGAAATACCTATTTAACTGAAGATATACCTGAAACTTATGATTGTATAAATAGGTTTAATGATTATGACAATGATGGGAGTGGTAGTCATCAACATAAATACCAATCTGATGGAAGTACTCTAGGTGCAGAAGGATTGAATATAAGTGTTGATTTTCAAACAAAAGCTATTCTTATTGATGACGATGTTACACGATTTGATCACACTAGTACAGATCCAGCAAGTCCACATTATCAGGTAACCGAATCTGAATCTGATAACACATCGTACACTGGTTTTGCGAGTCCTTATATTTCCTCTCAATATGTTGGCTACATGCGTGACGAGATATATAGATTTGGTATAGTGTTTTATGATAGTAAAGGTCGTCGTTCATACGTACGCTGGATATGTGATCTACGTATGCCAAATGCAAACGATTTGAAGATTACTGAAATTAGCTCTGGAGATGTTCAAGCGAATACTGTTATTCCTCGTTTTAATGTTCACGGTGATTTGCCTAGTAATGCGGCTGCTTATCAAATTGTACGAGTCAAACGTGAGGGTTTTAAAGATAGAAATATATTAGCACAAGGTTTATTGACATCAACTAGACTTGTCACTACCCACGAATTTCCAGAATTTTTAGCAAACAGTGATGCAAATGCAAATGCGAATCACGAATATGTTTATTTAAATTCTCCAGAAATTTCTATAAATAAGAATTTAACTTATAGTAGTGGTGATGAGCTTGTTGCTGTTGCACAGAATGTTATTGGTGGTAGTGTTATTGGTACAGCAACAGATGGGGGAACTGGAACGATATTTGAAGTTACGGATTCAAGTGGTTTTGTTGATGATGAAAGTAGTATAGTTGTTTGGGGAACAACAGATTATAATGGAACTTGGGCAATTACTGATATACCGGATGCAACTCATGTTACTTCTACAGATGTTGCGTTTACAACTAATCAATCGGGTAGTTATGTAAAATACGGTGGTTTCTATAAAAATACTGGTCAGGGTAGTTATATAACTATAAGTAAAGTTTCTGAATGGGAAGGCCATTCTTTAGCAACAACTTCAATAGATTCGATAGACACGTGTAGAATTATTTCTCCGAGTTCAGCAACGTATAATTTAGGGGGTACAAATTCTGCTCATATTTTAGATCATACGGCTGCAGATACGTTTTTTAAAGGTACTTCTTTATTGGTTAAACATAGCGGAAGTGGTACTTGGTATCCGGCTAATGATTCAAATAGTGACAAGTATAGGTTTTTGTGTAATTATCGTCGTAATAATTGGTTGAGTCAATATGGTGGTAACACATATGAAGATAGATCTAGAAATACTTATCAAGCTGCTGGTAATATTGAAATATCAAAAGGTCAAGATAATGTGTACGGAGGAGATACTTACATCTGTTATTTTGATTATTTTAATTTAATTGGTGATTTATCACAACTTACTGATGATTATCAGATGGAAGGAATTATGTTTCCTGTTGAAACTACCATTAATTTAAATTTTAAGCATAGTAAGAGTGATTTAAATAAGTTACTTCCGGCGTCTACGTCTTCGCAGGAACTTAAATTAGAAATGACTCAAGAAACAGGGGGTACTCAAGTTGATAATAGTGATCGTGAATATGAGCAAGAAACTGATTTGTATTTATATAACACTGTTTATTCTCAAGAAAATATTCTTATTCCCTTTTTAGCAAAACCCGTTGATGATTTATATTCTATTGAAAGTAAGTATGATACTAGAATACGCTATTCAGATTTGAAGATTGATGGTGAAGTATCGGATAGTTGGTTTAAATTTAGGACTAATAATTTCATAGACTTAGATAAAGCCCCAGGACCGATTAACAATATTGAAGCTTATAAGAATCATCTCATGTTTTGGCAGGACCATGCATTTGGCATAGTTTCAGTAAATGCAAGAACAGTTTTGTCTACGGAGGAAGGTACTGGTTTGGTATTGGGTACTGGTGGATTACTTGATCATGTTGATTATATTTCAGATGATATTGGTAATGCTAATAAATTTGGTGTTGTTGTAAGTGACGAAGCTTGTTATTGGCTTGACAACTACAATAGGGAAATTTATAGATTTACTACTGGTGTACGTGGTGTTTATAGTCGCGGAGGCGGTAGCAATTCATTAGCTACGGCAAAGGGTATGTCATCGTATTTAAAAAATTTTGATAATATTGCAAATGTTCATGCAGTTATTGACCGTAAAAATAGGGGTGTAACATTTACGATATGGCCTGGCAGAAGTGGAACTCTTGGTGGTGCGCCAGGTTATAATATGGGAGGCAATGTAACTGGTATGAGTGCACCCTGTGTGATATCTATTAATGGTCGATATTATGTTATGAAGTCTATTTTTCAACCATTGGGAATAGAAAATTATGAAACACCCGGTGATGCTTTATATTTTGCTCCTGAAGTTGATAAAGTTACATTTAATTTTAATGAGACTATAGATGCCTTTGATTCATTTTATTCGTTTACACCTGGTCACTATATAGATTTTGATCATCATTTTTTTACTACAGAAAATTCTTTATCTAATAGATTGTTTAGACATAATACCGGAGTGTACGGGGCTTTTTATGAAACAGATGATGATTTTGCATTTTATGATTCTTATTTAATAACTGTTTTTAATCCTGATTATCAGTTAACCAAAGTATTTGATAATTTTGAATGGGTTACAGAAGTTTATTATGCTCAAGGTCAGGAAGATCATTGGGAGGATTTTGGAAATTATTTTTATAACAGATTTGAGGAAACTTGGAATAAGATACATTGTTATAACGACTATCAGAATACAAGTGAATTAGATTTAGCGTTTCGTACTACTACTTTAAATACTGAAGTTCCGTACGATAGACGAGAACGAGGATTTACTATGGCTGTTCCTAGGAATGCTTTTGATAGGGATGTTTCAGATAATTATCCTTTATTTAGTGATAGTTATTTAGATTTGGCACGCGCATTTCGCGAACGCATGCGCGATAAATATTTGACGGTTAAATTTACTTATGAAAATAATTCTGCAACAAACTCATATAAAAAATATTATAGGTTTTCATGTCCATTTATTGGGCTGACCTATAGACACTCAATAAGATAAGTGATGGCTAAAAAGAAGAAATGGATAAGGAAAGCCGCAGCATCTGTTAAACGTAGAGGTACTAAAGGCAAATGCGGTCCCAATTGTGATAGACCTGGCTGTACTGGTCGGGCTTTAGCGTTGTGCCGTGCATTTCATACTATAGCAAGGCGGCGTAAAGCCAGAAAGAAAAAGAGATAACTATGGCAAGGAAATTAACATCAAGCAAAGCTAAGGAAATATTACGCCACGGTTCTGTACATAGTAAACCTTTGACTGATAAGCAAAAACGATTTTTTGGTGCAGTTGCTGGTGGTGCTAAACCACAAATGAAAGGGGGTGGTAGTTTGCCTAAAAATATTGAGAAAGCTCGTAAAAGACCTGGCGGTAGTAATGTTGGTAAAAAACGTAAAACTTCAGGTGCTAAGGAAGGTCCATTTGTTGGTCCAGCTGGTGGTGCACCTAAAGGCTCATACCCTGTTACTAATAAAAAACAATGGCGTGCTGCTAAAGCTTATGCTCGTCATGCCCCTAACCCAGCGGGCATAAGGGCAGCTGCCGATCGTATAGCTAAACGTAAAGGTTGGAAGAAACAGTATGGTGGCTATTTAATGAGTCCCGAAGAGTATGGCCTTGGTGGTTGGTTAAAAGATAATTTGCAGGGTGTATGGGGTGGTCTTAAGACAGCTGGTGGTATTGCTGCTACAATAATATCAGGTGGTGCTGCTTTGCCTGCAACTTTACCCCTTATAACAAGTGGTATTGGTGATATAACTGGGGAAGTTACTGGTGACATAGCAGCTAATAAACAAGAAGATTTATATGAACAGCAAATGGGGGCATTAAGAGCACAAAAATCTGCAGCTAGGCAGGAATCTTATCTTAATTCGTTAGAGGGGCAATCGAATAATCCATATACTCCAACATTTCCTATGGGTGGATCAATACCTTATGCTCAAGCTGAGATAGAAGGTGGTGAGGTCGTGCAATTTCCTAATGGTACGATGGATAGACCAAAAGGGCCTAGTCATAGGGAAGGCGGAATTAATGTTACTGCCCAAGAGAATACTAGGGTATTTAGTGATGAATTAAAATATGATAAAAAAATGACGTATGCTGACAAGGCTGATGAAATAAAAAAACAAATAGAGAAGTATAAGAAATTATTATCGTAATGGCTACAAGAATTCAAAAACAAACAGCGCAACGTATGATTGATAAGCTTAACAAGCAACTTGATGATTTGTTTGAAGAGCAAGAAATGTCAAAAGGTGGTCGCGTTGGTCGCAAATGCGCAAGGGGTTGTAATTTACGCAGGCCTAAAGCTCAATTTGGTGCGGCCCTTACTGGGGGGCTATCGCAAGCATTGTCAACTCATCCTACTTTGGGGGTAACACCTGGTACAGAGGGGGTTTTATCTAATTTGATTAGTGGACTTACTGGGGGTATTGGTAATTTAGGTAGTAACATACTTGGGACAGAAGATATCAGTGGTCAAGGTCATGGTCAAGGCCATTATAAATCCCGTATAGGCAGGTTTTTAGGCAGCCCATTAGCTGGTAAGATTGGTAAAGGCCTCGGAGAGATTGGGTACATGGGTGCAGCTTATGCTCCAGCTATGTATAATTTGATTCAAGGATTGCGTCCGGCTGATCAATTATCTTATGCTGATTACAGGAATCCGGAGTATAACCGTGCAGTCAGTTTAATGGCTGGTAGACGTTATGATCCTCGTGAGGAGCTTGCTGCTGCTGAAGAAGCAGATGCTGTTTATAGGCAAGCATTACGTAATATTGGTGCCCAATCAGCTGGTACATTAGCAAATAGGTTAGCTGGTGCATCAACAAGGAGATTGCGTAATAGGGCTTCTGCACTATCGAGGGCCCAAAGAGAAAATCTCGGTTTACGAGGTGAAGAAGCGAAATTTAGGGCTGGACTTGGTGCCGAAGATGTTGGTACTAGGTTTGCTATTGAAGATATCAATGCTAGGACTAGAGCAGCTCGTAGACGGTATATGTCTGAGGCAATGTCTAATTTATCGAATATTGCACAAACAAATAGACTGACAAATAGACTGATGCGCAACCAGCGTTTGCGTGATGAAAGGCTTTATGAGTTGGCAAAATCAATGGCATCTCCATATGCATTTGATGAGGATTATAGATTACGATTTGAAGTTGATTAATTATGGCTAATGGTATTACACGATATGATACACCGGCTCAATTGGAGTTGGAGTTGTTAAATACTTATGTACCAATTCCTTTTGAACAAATGGTTGCTGCTAGTCAGCTTAAACGGCAGCAGTATGAACAGACAGCAGCTTCTTTGGACCAAAAGATTGCAGAAGCAGCTGAATTAAAAGCTATACCAAATTCTATTGATGAGGATTACTTATCTAATGTCCGTAGAAATTTATCTGATATTGTAGATAGGTTTTCAGATCAAGATTTAGGGAGTCCAGTTATAAGGCGACAGCTTAATGCGGAAATACGTAGGACTATAGATCCAGAGAGAATAAATAGGATACAGTCAAGTTACACAAATTATTTGGCTAGCCAAAAAGCTAAAGCTCAATTGAAATCGCGTGGATTGTATAATGAAATGCTGGAAGGTGTTACGGATCCTGCTTTAATGGGGAGATATGATACTAGTACTATGGGTACTTATGAGTATTTGCCTAGTGCATATGAAGATCCAACTCAAGCCATGCGTACTTATTTTACGGATATCCAAGAGAGAATATTGCCAACCAGTGAAATGTCTCCAGAAGCTAAAGCTAAAAGTGCCGAAGGCTTTACTATAATGGGTATAACAGATAAAGATATAGATCGTGTGATTGAAGAAGAATGGCGTGATTTTGCTGATACTGTTATTGGTCAACGTGAATGGAAATTATATAAGTTACGTAACCCTGATTGGCAAGAAAAAGGAATAACGAAAGAACAGGCAATAAAGGGTATGCTTCGCGATATAGGGGAACGTTTTAAAGCAGAGGATGTTACAGGTCAAAGATATCCTGCGGGTCGCAAATCTGAAGATGATGATTATGTGAGACCAGAAATTTCAGAAACACCATTGTGGAGTTTGTCGGGTCAAGGTCCAACTAGCAGACAAATACGTAGAAACATTCCTACTATTGCAGAGCTGACGGGGGCTAAGACTACTGGTGGAGTTAGTAGGTTTTTGAGAAAAGTAGGAAAATTTGGAGATCCAGATTTTGACAAAGCTCAATTTGAAGCTGAGGAGTTAGCTCGATCGATTCGTGGAGACGATGAAGCCATGCAAAGATATGGTAAAATAAAAGATCAAGCAGTTGAGTATTTTGGGGCCAACGAATTTAAAGGTTTGAATGAAATTGAAGAGTATGAAAAGGTCCAACAATATGTCGAGGAGTTTTACACCAGTGGATTCTCTGTACCTGTTCGTACACTTCCTGTTACAAAACAGCAGCGTGAAACCCAGAATACTTTTTTTGCAGAAGATCAGGAAGGTAATGTTGCTGCGGTAAACAGAGAATTTTATGATCCTATTGATCCATTTACTCAGACTATGGGTTTTGAAGAATTATTGGGAGAATATCCAATGGATCAATATCAATGGAATATTATTGGTAGTTTGGGGAATAATAATCCTGTATTTCCAGGTGGCAGGCAAGTTGGTATATTTAAGGTTGATAACAAGGGAAATTTAGTTGGTGAAGCTAAAACAGTATATATGTCTCCAGATAAAATAGAGGCGAGTGAAAATCGTTTTCCGTGGAAAGTTCATCAAGCTAATTATCAGCTATCGGATACATATGAAGTAGAAGATGAATTTGTTATGCCAAGCGGTGAGCGAGTTCCAATAAAAGGAGTTATTGAAAGGTCGGATAAGAAGATTAATGGAGCTAGACATTCGGCGTTCATTGCTAGATTTAAGTTTCAAGGTGAGAATGGTCCTGTTACAATAAATGTTGGTAGTAAAGAAAATCCTGTGAGGACTACTGAAGATATACTTAAGGGTTTATTATTAGAATTACGTAGTCATCTTGGTATAGAATAATAAATATTTTATTATGGCTCAATTTGATCCCCTTACGGGGTTAACAATAGAGGATGAGCCGCAACAGTCCTATGAAGAAAGATTAAATCAATCATTATTAGGTACGAATTATTTCGGAGTTCCGTCAACTGTAAGTGGCGGTGATTTTATCACTTCTAAGTACGATCAAGATTTATATCGATTTGAAGATCAGTACGCTCAAAGGGCTAGAGAACAATCGAAATGGGCACAGCTTGGTAACATGCTTAATCAAGCTATTGTCGGTGAGATTATAGGCGGTACAATAGAAGGTGTAGGTTACCTTTTAGATTTTGAACAGTACGGCAATTTAATTGAAGGTACTGAACAAGAATTTGGCAACTGGTTTAGTGATTTAGGTCGAGGACTTAAAACGTGGACTCAGGAAGTAACCCCCATCTATACAGATTACAAGCCTGGGTCGTTTGCTCCAGGCAATTTTAGTTGGTGGATGTCTAATGCTCCATCGGTAGCATCAACATTAAGTTTGATGATACCTTCGGTTGGAGCAGTTAGTGGGTTAAGTGCTTTGGCTAAAGGTGCTGGTATAGCTGCTAAAATGGGTAAAGCTGCTAGATGGGCTGGTAGAGGTCTTACTCAAGCTTTCATGTCTCGTCACATGGAAAATATAATGGAAGCTGCCCAGACCTATGAAGAAACTGAAAAATTATCTATTGCTGCAGGTAAAAGCGCAGAGGAGGCTCGGCAGTTAGCTGCTATTGCTGCATCTGATTCCTATAATAGGAATTGGGTTATGATAGCTCAGGATATTCCTCAATATCTATTATTGGGTCGAGCATTTGGTAAAGCTAGTAGTCCAGCTACTGTTGAAGTAGGTAAACGTTTGGGTTACGATTTACTTCCTATTGTTGGCAAAAAAGCTGCTGCTATAGGTTGGGACATGCTTGGTGAATTTGGTGAAGAAGCATACCAATATGTAACAGCTGAAGAGTCAAAATATTTAGTACAGAGAATGTTAAATCCAGAGTTGGATTCATCGTTTGGGGATCGTATGCGTGAATACATACGTGACGGTGAATTGTGGACTGCTGGATTTTTTGGTGCTTTAGGTGCTGGTGCCATGCAAACTGCTGGTCGTGCAATTAATGATGCTATAGCTGGCACCGGACATTCAGCTAGTGCTAGACGTGTTGCCGCTATAAACACTTTTGCCCCACTTGTCAAGTACTGGAATAATCAAGTTAGGGAAGCTGAAGATAGGGGAGATGTTGAAGCATCAGCTGATGCAAAATTAGGTTTAGTTTCGTCTTTGGCTGGTCAAGCAGTTATGATTGGTGGTCTTGGTGATGCTATTAATTTTGTTGAAACTATCACCAAAGAGGGTGGTCCTACTCAAGAAGATTTGGATAGGTTTGGTTTAACTGAGGAAGACGCCAAAACTATGCGTGATAATTTTCCAGATGTAGCTAGACATTTGCAAGAGATAGGGTCACTATATGATACAAATATTAAGAAATTTGATTCTGATATTGCAGCTGTTTTATCCAGTGGAGAATTTATAAGGAAACAACTTGATAACCGTCGATCTGACCTTGAAAGTCAAATTGAACAGCAAAAAGGTGAAATTGTAAATTATAATCGGGTATCAAATATTAAACGTCAGTTACTGGAAAATGAGGCTAGAATTCGGTCACGGAAGAAATTTATAAAATCATCTGAAGAACGTTTAAAAAAAGACCCAAATCTAAAGGATAATGAAAAGGGCCAAGCGGATATTGAAAATCAAATACGTGTTGCTCAATTAGAGTTAGACGATTTTGATAAACTTAAAAAAGAGCTTGATGAACATTATACCGCTGAAGAAAAAGCAAAAGATGCAAAATATCCTATTAAAGGTGCTGAATTAGATAAGTTAATTGATTTAGAAGGACGTTTAGGTAATACTGAATTTGCTATTCGTTCTTATGAGCGCCAGATGGATATGCTGGAACGGGGTCAAAAAGCCCGTCGAGCTAGAATAAAGGAGGAGCCTGAACCTCCTGTAGTTCCAAAACCTCCTACTACTGAAGAAGAAATACCTACGGCTGAAGTAGAAACGACTGAAGACAAAGCTCAGGAAACTAAAAAGCGGCAGAAAGATCGTAAAACCGAAATAAAGGAAACAACTGCTGCTGAAGATAAAGTACCTGATAAAAGGTTCGTTAACATAAACAGTAGAGATTTACAGGTTAGCGATTTAACCACAGCTGGTCCTACACAGTTTATAGGTTTTCTTAGGGGGGAACCTGGTATATTTTATAGTGAAGAAGGCCAACTTAAATTCAAGGATAATAAAACTAATACTGAAACTATTGTTGATGAGGAAACGTCGACTAAAACTCTACGTGCTCATGGGGCTGAATTAGCTAAATATTCCCTGTTTAACGTTGGTATAAATGCTAAAGGCGAAAATATTGTTATTACTATTGGTTCGCAAGATTTTACGATACCTATTGTTGAACCGTATAGTGCCATAAAAGAACGTAATAATTTAGCTGAATCAGTTACATTGAAACGAGCAGATGGAAAGTCTGTTACGTTTACAGCAGTTCCATTAGTTGAAGAGTTATCTTCTACCTTAGTATTGTTTGATGTCGCTAAAAATGCAGTTATACGCAAATATTTTCAAATTGATGAGAATAAGGGGGCAAGGGCTAAGGACCCCAAAACTCAGAAAGAGTATCAAGTTTATAGGCGGGAAGATCGTTGGGTTGTAGTTGACATTGAAACAAATAAAACGTTACCTGCCGATGATGATATAACTAAACGAGTTATGTCAGCAGTTAATGCAGATTTACTTAGTTTGATTGAATTTGGTCTGCAACATGTTGCTGATATATCCAATAAGGAGGAATTAAGAAATGAAATTAGAAAACTTGTTGATAACATTACCCCAGCAACTCCAGAGCAAACTAACAGGAGTACCGATGTCTCAAAGGTATCAGATTCTAAGGGAGTACCAGAGGAAACAACTGAACAGACAGCTGAATCCGTTGAACGCGGCAAGCAAGTTGAAGACAAAGCAATAGATGAGTTTGCTGAAGAGCGGTCTAAAGAGGAAGTAGCCGCTGAAATGGCTGAAGAGGAAACAGCTGAAGAACCACAAACTATACAAGGTCGATCAACTGTTGTGGAGCCATTAGGGCCCTCAGAATCAATTCAAAGGGATGGGCAGTACTATGACACCACTGAAGACCAAAGACACGTCAGTGACTCTAAAAACATCGTTTTTGGGCTTCCTGATTCGTTTGTAGCTAGGTGGAGTCCAAAATTTCAAGAGGATCTCAATAAAGTATTGTCAAATCCTGAAACAGACATAGATAACTTTTCTGCTGAAGTTGAAATTGGGGTGTTTAATGAAACTAATAAGACATTTACAGTTGAAGCAGTTAAAGATAATTTATCTGATGAAGAGATTGCCAAATTGGATATGCGTATTACACTTCGTGATGCGGAAAATAAAGTTGTATCAAATGATATTTATGTTCCTATAGCTGGTGATCGTATTGCTGATGACCAAGAACGGGCACATTTGCTTGAACATCGTAAACAAATTGTATCAAATGCTTTAAAAAATCAACCAAATATATTTAAGGTAAGACGAACGGCTGGTGAACCACATAACACTGGTACTAATCAAAATATACTTAAATTTCTTACTAGTGTTGGCAAAGAGCTAACTGATGTTGATTTTGCATATGGTGATAGTAACCGTATACCAAGAAGTTTACATGGTCTAGAAGATAACCTATCCCATAGGAGCCCATTACAACTTGGACCGGGTGATATAGCTATGTTGCATAATGCGACACCTAGTGGTGATTATGTTGCCAGCAAATTAAATCCTGCTAAACTTGGTCGCGAGTATGCTCAGGTGTTGTGGAAAGCTTTTCAAACTGCTGCAAAGAAAAAAAGTGTTAAAGCTAGATATGAAGGTAAGGAGGTTACTGGTGGCTTAACGTGTCATCAAGTTATTAATACTTTAACTTTTGTGGGTCCAGCAACCAAAAAGAGTGTTGAAAATGGGGCCACTTACTTAGCTAATAAAGTTGTTGCGTATGATTACAATAAAGGCAACCCATTTGTAGAATACAGTTTTGATACCAGAGATGGTTCAACCAAAAAAGTTTATATTAATAAAGCTACTGATTCTGAAATTAACGATTTTATTAATTATATTGCTAATAATAAGAATTTCTCGGTTGATTTCAGTTCATTAGAAAATATAGTTGAAATACCATTTACTATATTAGGTAAAAAGTTTGAAAAAGGACAAACTGTATTACATGAATATTTAAAGAATGATTGGCTACAAACAGATCTTGGGACATTTTCTGGTAATTCTGCTTATAAATCTCCATTGTTGATTGTTGACATAGGACAGCGAGTTGAAAAACCAATTGTTGAACCTGAAAGAGCTGAAAAAGAACCTGTATTTTATCAAGACGATATTGTTGGCAAAACTGTTGAATACAAGGGAAACGAATGGAAAGTTATTTCCGCTAATCCCATATTTGAAGAGTATGATGCAGAAAAAGAATATTTAAGTGCTGCGGAAAGTGGAGAACAGGATATGGCTGGAGCTGAAGCGGCTTTTATGGATCCGGAAGAACTTGAACGTCTTGAAGAAGAAAGAGCTAAACGTGAGGAAGAAAAAAAGGCAGAAAAAGCTGATTTTCAAGTTGTATTAGAAAGGTATATAGAAGTTAAGGGCACTAAAAAACGAGAAGAAATTGCAATTGATAATTCTGCTGGGAATAAAGCTGCTTTTAATGCTGCAAAAATTATTGGTGAAGAGCCGGGAGAAGAACCAGGAGAGAGTTTTGAAGATATATTTGATGATGGTATACCGCTTAGACACAGATCAATTGTAAAAAATGTTCAAGAAAAAATTGATCTCACCGAAGAACTTGGTTGGTTACGCGAAAAATTAGGTAATGTCAGTGTTTTACAATTCAATGAAGTTGTTCGTATGGCCATTGAAAAGGGGAAGGACATATTTGGTGCTTTTTACAATGGTTCTATCGTACTTTTGTCGGACAGCGCTAAAGGTACTGTATATCATGAGGCTTTTCATAAAGTTTTTGGTGATTTTTTAACTGCGAAACAACAGCAAAGGGTACTAAAAGAAGTACGAACCCGTTATTCTGATGAACTAGCAGCACAATATGGAGACAAAGAATTAACGGATAGAAGAGTTGAAGATTTTCTTGCTGAGCGATTTAGTGAATTCGTAGCAAGTGATGGTGAAATCAAACCTGCAGGTCCACAAGCTAGGAATTGGTTCCAGAAATTACTCGATTTTATAAAGGCTATAGTTCAGTTTAATAGATCCGAAATTGATAAGTTGTTCGATGCAATACAACGAGGTGATTTTAGGAATAGGGCTGAAACATTTACTAGTGAAGAGCAAAAAACAATTGTACAAAATCTGGCATATTTACTTTTGACTACCAATAATGTTGATAAATTTGATAATATAAAAGAATTAGATTATGGTTTGGTTCGTGAGCATCTTAAAAATCGATTAGAAAAATTTCATAAATATGCGGCTAAAGAGGAAAATGTAAAAGAAAATCCAGATAAGGTTATTAAAGCTACAAAATTGATTGACGTTTATGAGCGTATACTTATGGAATTCGATCAATTTATAGGTATGACTGATGATTATTTGGGTACGTTTAATATAACTAGAAAAGATGGTGATTTAGTTTATAAAAAACGTGAACAAGATTTTGTTGGAGATAACGAGGACGAGTCAATAGATAATGAATTTGAAAGATTTGAAAAAGCTCCATATGAAGTTTCGGCTAAAGACAATGCTTTAACTGAAATAAAATTATTGTTAGCAACACTCCCACATGGTGAAATAACTAAAACTGGTGCACATAAGGGATTACTTGATCCCCTTACGGGCATGCGTAAATTTGTTGATTTCAATACTATGTGGGCTGATATCATACGATTAGTACATGATGCACCCACCATTGAGGAGATGATTAGTCGACTTGAAGAGAAAGCTGTAACTTCTCTGCCCTATCATGTCTTGCTAAATGGTTTAGAGAAAACAAACAGACTAGGTTTAAAAACTGGTCCCGATTCGTTGCGTATTAAGTTTTTTGTAACTATGCGCAAACATTACAATGATTTTATTGATTTTAGATATACAACAAATCAACGTGGTGACGTTGTTAATGCCGCTGCAAGAAGTTCATTTGTTAGGACTGAAGCTAGTAAGTACTTGAATATATGGTCACAGGAAATGTTGACCAACAGTCAGTTGTTTAATAAAACAACAACTGCACCTAATAAAGATTTTGCCTTTAGGTTGCTGGATAAGTACAAACAATTATTAAGAGATGTAAGAAAAGAATATCACGGTAAATTACCAAATAAGGACACATATGAAGATTTAAAATGGCGTATAATTGGGTTATATAATAATATAGGTATACCGCTTGATTCTGAAACGTTAGATGGATATTTTGAAAATATGAGGGGATCCTCGCAGCAAAAATTACATGATTTTGTTGTTAAAAAGGGACATATGATTGGTATATTTGGTGTTGATAGTTTAATCTCCAAATTAGCCAAAGGTCAACAGGTTGCCAGAGGACAAGATATACTTCCCCCAGAAAAATATTTATCTAACGAAAGTAATGTACGCGGACTTGCAAGAGCATATGCCAATGCGCGACCTAGTGTATCGGAGAGTGCTGTTTTAGGCCCCGGAGGTAATATACATTTTACTTATTCTATGCCTTCACCTATTACAGATTTTATTAGTAAGCTTAAAAGTAGCCCCAAATTTGTTGACCAATTATCCTCTGTTTTGTTTAATCAAAATTCACAGTATTTAAAACAAGTACGAGAAGGAGCTGAATTAGGTGTACACACATTTAGTGTATTTACTGAAGAAAATGTTGGAGACACTGGTCGTGGATATCTTGAAATTACAGACTTGGAAGATTTTATATTTAAACTTTCATTTGTAATGGATGATGTTATTCCACTTCCAACACTAGCTGACAGAAAAAGTTTTTATGCTTGGACTGGATTAAAGAAAATTAATTTTATAGGTAAAACTACAATTGAAAAAAATAAATTACGCATACCACAAGAAATAATTGATATATTTGAGGGATATAAACGTGATGAGATAAATACCTCTAGAGAGGCTAGACGTGCAGTTGATGAGGCTATAGAAACAGAGGATTACAGTAAATTAGTTGAGGGATACCATTATAAGGTTGGAAAAAATGGTTTGCCCATCTATAAACAAAATGGACAATATACTGGTACTGCAACAAATAAATTTAGACATTTTGACAGGGGTACATCTATTACTCAATTAATACAAAATGCCATAGATGACACTTTTGAATATGCTAAAGAATTAGGTGTCATAAGTGAAACTAATGGTATTGTTTTAAATAGACATTTGCCCAAAAGACTGATTGATTCTGTCAAAGAAGAATTTAAAACTGATGATGACCAAATTGCCATACGTGCATTGATTGCCGAATTTACAGTTAATACAATGATGTCAACTATAGAAGCTGAAAAATTGCTTGTTGGTGACGCGGCTTTTTATAAAATTGATGAGAAAAAGGGAACTGTACACGATGATCGTGTTAAAAGGATTGGTGTAGTTGCAGCTGCTGGTGATAAAGTTGCCTCAAATATTTCAAATCCGCAAGATCCATCTCTACGCAGAAATAAATATACAACTGTAACTTTTAATACGCAAAACTATGTAAGTAAATTTTATGATGAGCTAGTTGAAAAACATACTGCTAGATATAAAGAATTGGGTTTTGAAGATAGCGTAGCGTCAGCTATGGCTAAGACAAAACTTGCTGGTTATAAAGAAGTTGATCAAACTGATGCCCAAGTTTATATATCGCCCGAAATGTATAGGCAAATCAGTATGCGGTTAGGGGAATGGTCTGATGAAAAACAAGAAGCATTTGAACTTCTTGAAAGTGACAAAGAATTAACAACTGAAGAAGAGATTAGAACTTTAAATGTTGTTATGCAGCCATTAAAGCTAGTTTATTTCAATTTACATTTTGAAAATGGCTTAGCTATACCTGTTTATGATAAAATGTCATTAGCCACTGTGTTTAAAAAAGTGGCAAAAGGCACACAGTTAGAACCAATGTATAACCGTATGACCGACAAAAAACGGCCGTTAGATATGGTTAAATTTGATTCTGCTGTAAAAGCTGGCAATAGACAACAAATTAATTATTTTAAACGAACACAAGAAGGAGAAGATGTAGTAGATGAGTCGGCTTTACACAATTCTATAGTATACGAGCAATTTTTTGATGGGCTGTATAGACAAGTTGTCACTGATCCACATGAAATTAAACGACAATTGCTTGGTACTCAAATGAAGAAAGTTTCTATCTCAAATATAGTACTTGGCGGAGAATATGTATTAGGTGGCAAAAAAGTTAAAGGTTCAGATGTTGTTGATGCTGCAAATAAGGCATTAAGAAACTTGTCCAATCGTGGAAAACGTAAATTGTTAGAGCGGCTAGGTGTTAATGAAGACGACCCACAAATACGTGATCCGGAGAATTTGGTTACGATGTTACGTAGAGAAGCCAAATTGGCTGGAATGCCTGATAATATAGTAGATGCTTTATATGTAGATGAAAATGGCGAATTATATGTAGAATTTGATGCTCTACCAGATCGCATGTGGATAGAAAATAGACTGATGTCAATAATTTCCAAGAATACGGTAGACGTGAAAACTGCTGGTGGTGGGTTTATACAAATGTCTAATTTCGGTTTAAAAAAGGTTAATGCTTTGAAAACCAGTGAACTGAAATTCTACAATGATGAGGGCAAAATGGAAATTATGGTTTCCGTTGGATTATTCAGAGATGTTATACCCGGTTATAAAGAGGGTAAAGTTACATTTGAACAAGCTCGAAAATGGTTAAAAGAAAATCTTGACGGTATTGGTTATAGGATACCCACACAAGGATTAAATTCTGTTATACCTTTCACAGTAAAAGAATTTTTACCTGAAAATGTAGGAGACACTGTAGTACTTCCAGCTGAATTTACTAGACTTACTGGTTCTGATTTTGATATTGACAAATTGTTTATAGCGCGATATAATTATAGAATTACTTTAAATAACGAAATCCAACGAATTAAATTTATTGATGTTGACACATCTTCTAAAGAAGGTTTAACTGAACTTTATCATGAGCGTTATGATAGAACAAAAAATCTACTTGAAAAAATGGATCGGGTTATCATAGAAGCCGAACGTGATTTTGAAGAAGATTTAGAACGAAAAGGAGGTGATCCTGAAGTTGTTAGTTTGATTACCGCTATGATGGGGGAAATGCCAGAATATTTTAGTGATGCTGAACTTGATGAAATTCTACAAGAATATAATGGCAGATTTACTTTAAAACTTTATAATGAAATAAAAGAACGAGTTGAGAAAATTCCTACTTTAGAAGAATTTATCAAAGAAAATCATGGGAAGGATATATATGATTTAAATAACAGACTAGCAGTTGAGAACAGATTGTTAGATGCTTTTACAGCTGTTACTACTAGTCCATTACATCTAATTGATAATACAACACCACTTGGTGTTCACACGGGGACACTTAAAGATATATCTGAAGTTGTTAAAAAAGCTGAAGGTAAAGATATTAAGTTGCGTGCTTTAATGGGTACAACGCCTAGATTCCAGTCAGAAACAAAATCTAGATTTACCGATAGTATGGGTGGTATTGGTCCATTTGCATTAAATAATGTACACCATTCTCTTGGTCAAATTGTTAAATTAGGTTTGAAAAGTGCAAATGTATTACCGGGTTTAATTCACTATGATGAAGAAAATTCTGTTATAGATTTGTCACAAGTGCGTGATGTTGATAAAAGAGTTGCAATACTTAGTTGGTTATCCGCATTTATTGATGCTCATGTGGATGCAGCTAAGGATCCTTATATTACTGATCTTAATATTGGTCCGGCTACTTATAATGTCGCCAACTTGTTATTAAGAGCTGGTGCTGGTGCGGAATTTGTTGGGTATTTATTATCACAACCGATTATAAAAGAATACGCTAAATTACGAAGTAGGTATGACGGGAATATTGGTGGAAATCCGAATGCTAATATAAATAAAATAGTTAGGAAAAAATATTGGGCAAATACCAGTAAATCTGCAGTGGAGAATGTAGACGTTAAGTCGTTGTTAACGCCTTCTGGTCTCATGAAATTGTTGAGTGCACCTAAAAATAGTGATTGGTATGCTAAACAAATTGCATTGTCACGATTTTTTACGGAATTAAATAGTTTATCGTTCTCATTGAATGAAGCAGTTCAGGCAAGTCAAATTGATACCAAGCGTTATGGTTCTAACATTGTACAAGTTAGAGCGTTTATGAATCGATTTAATAGGGTCATAGAATCTGATCTTGTATATAATTTTGACAAACTTATTAATGAATCGTTTTTAGGTACATTATTAGAGAATAGTGTAGATTTGGCTCAGGATATGCTTCGCAATCTCACTATATCATCTACAGATAAGTTTGATGATATGATGAATTCGTTGCTGTTACAAACTGGTAAGAAATATAGTAGTGACGATAAGTTAATCAATAGATATGCAAATATACTGCATGCAACTATTATAAGTGAATATTTCACTAGTCCAAAAGGCATGGGATTGACAGCTGATATTGTTAAACGTATGTTTTTTGGCAAGAAAAGTTTAGCTAGATGGATACACGCAATTCAACGCGGTAAAACGTTTCCACATTTACAAAATAATCTGTTTATACAATCACTTACGCCTGTTTTATCCGATAAAAAAGAGATTCCTGATACTTTGCAAATGTTAAGTTTTGGTAAATTGGATAGATGGAGCAAAAATAGTCTTTCAAATGCTTGGTTAGATTTGTTTAATGATAATTCTAAAGATAGCGAGAAGATTCGTAGGTTAGCTATGAACCTTATGGCATATAGTTTTATTATATCTGGACGTAGATTTGGACTTAATGCTTTTCACCAATTTTTACCTATCGATGCTGCTAAACAAATTCCACAACATATCGACGAAGCTATTTCATTTAGTGATGGTGTCAAGCAAATTAAAGAGGAATTACAGGAAGGCGAACGTGATATTGATATATTACGTGAATTGTATCTTAATAATTGGCCCGATGATTCTCTAGTTCCATCTGTATCTCCAGTTGCAACAAAAATTGCTGTAGAACCAAAAACAAATAAATCCTTAAATTACCCCTATTTATTTACTGTTGCTGGTAATTCGTCTTGGTATGGTACTAACCATAAAGGACAACCTTTGTATCAACCATTTGTTAAAATACGTAATAATAAATATGGGTGGTTAATAGGTGAATATATTGGTTATCGTGTTGATAACGAAGATAATGTCTTACCAGTTTATAAAGTTGTTAATAAGAAGGGATATTTTACTAGAAATATAAAAGTTTATGAATATAATCTAGATACATCATTTGAAACAGAGAACAATTTACCACGATTGTTGTCAGAAGCAAAAGAACCGGAAGTTATTAAACTTAAGGGATATGAAAATTTTCAACATGTTCCTAAAGAGGATCGGATAGCAAATTACTATAATCCTGTACAAGTATCAGAAAAACGTCTTGAACAACCTGTCAGTATTTCTGTAAAGAAAAAGATGACCATGACTTTTGCTGGTCAATTTGATAATGTAATATCCGGTAAAAAAACCCAAACTACCAGGCAAAATAGAAATAATTACAAAGTGGGAGACGTGGTGACTATTGTAAGTGATGATAATCGATCTGTCAGAGCTAGAGTAACATACGTTGAACCAGTAAATATTGAACAAATACATGCTTTACCGGCAACTGATTCCTATTTTACTCTTGAAGGTAGGGACAAAGAATATTTTGTAAAAAACACTCAGTATCTTAAAGGAAAATCTAATGTTGTTAAAATAGGGTTTGAATTGCTTGATGAAAGTGTTGTATCACAAGAACCGGAACAGGGTAAATTATTTGAAATTCCGGTGGATACTTCGAAATTTGTAAATGTGTATGCTGGTGCAGGAGAAAATTTTGAATTATCTAATTTAGCTTGGAGACCGTTTAATTTAAGGGGGGGACAAACAATTGCTATGACCCATCTTGATGAATTACTAGACAAAATAAAAAAAATGTTTCCACATTTACAAAATAATCTGTTTATACAATCAATTGACGATGTACCTGAAGTATTAAACGAAATATTTAACATTCAATTTCCCGGTGAGAAAGCTAGAGGACACGATATATATGATATAAGGTTTACGTCGGTTGAACAATTTTTTCAGGCTATGAAATTTCAGTGGTCCACTATGTCAGATCCTAAAAATAAGGAACTGTTAAGACAAATTATGACTACTAAGAAAACTGGTGAAATTAAGAAATTAGGTAGACAATTTACTTTAGAAGAGCAGGCTGATTGGAATGAGGTTGCTTTTGATCTCATGAAATTTGCTGTGTATGAATCATTTAATCAAAATATAGAAGCGAAAGATAAATTATTAGCTACGGGTAGTAAAAAAATAACACATGTACAGGATAAAACTAGATGGAAAGAGGATTTTCCCGAAATTTTAGAGGAGGTACGATTTAGGTTAGCCAGAGATTTGGGTCCATACAGTAAATTACCAATACCAATAGATTATGAACAACGTATAGGTGCTCCACAAAAGGAAACTAGCCGATTAAAAGAAATACTAGCATTACTTAATAAACAAGATCTTTCGCCAGAAGAGCGTCAAGGACTTGAAGAAGAATTGCATGATCTTTACTATAAAGATCCGACTGAACGTGTAACTATCGCTGAAAAAAGAGCAGCTAGAGAAACTAAAGAAAAACCTAGTAGAGGTGTAACCAAAGAATCCATTATTAAGTATCTTAGAGATACTGAAGCTATGAACACAAAAGAATTTAAGGGTTTCGATAATTGGATTAAAATTGGTCGGGATAGATCCGCATTACCAGCTAGTCGCAGGGTTATATTTAAACTTAATAAAAAATATGAAAAATATGGTAAATTAATTACATTGATACCACGCAATGATTCATGGCTAATACAAATTAATCAAGATGTTATTGACAAGCTCAATGCACGTGAACAACGTGTCACAAAGGGTGAGCCTTTAACTAGAGCTGAATTTGAAGAGCAACGACAAATATTGCAAAAAACTTTTCCAGGTGTCAGAATTGTTGAGGATTTTACATTAGATATCCCCGGAAAATTAATGTCAGGTGGAGAAGAAATTCATGTAAATCCAGTTTATTGGTTACGTGATACATTAGGTCACGAATTTGGTCATTTGCTTATTGACCTTATTGGTGGTGTTAACAATAGATTGGTAAGACAGGGATTGCGTTTCCTGGATGGGACTGATTTACAAAAAGATGTTTATAATAAGTATTCAGATCTTATAGAACGTGGAGAATTTGATAGAGTTCAAAAAGAAGTTCTTGCCCAAGCTGTTGGTTTAGAAGCAGCTAAAATTTTTAAAGAAGAATTTGAAATGGGTCGTTGGGAACGGTGGCTTGTACGGTTCTTCAGACGTATAAGACAATTGTTGGGTATTGAGTCTTCAGCTGTACGTAAATTAGCTAAAACTCTTGTTCGTGGTACACCAGTAAAAGCTGAGGATTTACATGGACAACCCTCTACTTATGAGCAAGAGCAACGTATTGATCCAAAGGAAGCGGAAGATGTCCTTAAGTTGGAAGAGGAGCCAGAAACTGATCTCAATAAAATACGTAAGAAAGCTATCGAAGCCTTAGAGAAAAAAATTGGTATTTACCAACAGAGAGGTAAGAAGGCTGCAGTTGAAGCCATTGAAAAAGGTCTCAATGAAGTACAAGAAGGGGATAATCCATATCGATCTATACGAAGGTTTATTGAAGTTGCTAGACGGCAAACGAATAGTGTTATACAAGACATACATAGATTTGAATCAGAAGCTGGTCTAGGCATTGAAGAAGATCCGTTTAATGCTGATCGTTTGTCTAAGTGGAAAGATTATGTTGCTGCCTATGCCAATGTATTATATGATATTAGAAATGCATTAATTGAACTTAAAAATGCACCAATTGAAGTTGGGGATAAATTTAGGAAAGGCAGAGATATTCGCATGCAAGCTAGAATTGAAGAAATTGATGAGATTTTAGCAAATAAAACATTTATTGAGAGACTGTATGTGCGAAAAGGTGTTAACATAGTTTCTAAATTTTTAGCACCATATTCTACTAGAATTGCTGGGGAATACAAAGAAGCGCTTGAAAGGCGGTGGAATAGACTTAGTAAAAAAGAGAAAGAAGAAACACCATTAGAAGAATACCAAGCTAAATATCTTGCTGCAAATGATGAACAAATAAAACTTAAAACTGAAGAATCGATACGCAAAGAGTTGTTAAAAGCTGAATGGGATATTAATTTTTTGGGCCGGTGGTTAGACAACTTGCTTGATTCACCTGATCTTGTTGTTCAAGCAATGGTTAAAAAATTTAGTTTAACTGATGAACAATCTAGATATGAATCAATAGGTGCACGTAACCGTATAGTTGCAGCTAAGAAAAAGCTTGAAAAATTTCTGGGTAGTATGGCGGATCAAACTAAGTTCTATGGTTTTATGCTAGAACGCGATAAAAAAACTGGTTTGTTGACGCAACATTATGTAACACCTTATCTTAGTTCAATGTGGGACGAATATAACGATAAAGTTACTGAATGGACCAATGACCCGGATATTAGTGATCTAGCTTTACGTGCTAAAAAAGAGAGCTGGATTAATGAAAATTATGGTCGTTCAAAAAAAGATAAAATTGCTTATAACAAAGCTCGTGCTGAATATTTACGGAAAATGAAAGAAGAAGGGCAGTTAACTGATGCTGAGTGGGCTGTAATTGATTCCTGGGAAGCCAATCGGAATTCTCGTTATAGTTTTGTATTGCGTGAACATGTACGAGAAGAAACTGCCGAAAAATATTTTGAATTCTTAGATACTTCTAGATGGGAATACAGAACACCGGCAGAACGATGGAGAAATCCACAATGGAAAAAATTGTTAGAAATAGCTGATATTGATCCACAATTAACAGAAACTGAACAACGTGAATTATTAAAACTTAATGAAAATAAAGATCCAAGAATTGAATTTTATAACTTAATTGTTGAATTATCTGAAGAAGCAGATAAGATGTTGCCATATAGATTTAGGCTCCGTGGAAAATTACCAGCTATTGCGGCGAAATTGGGTGAACGTGTGCTCCGCAAACAAAAACCCAGCACTATTGCTAGGGAAGAGACTAGGCTAGGATTAGTAAAAAGACCTGAAGATATTGAAAAGGGTCAACTTGATATTACTAATGAAGCTGGAGATCCTATAAACTTTGTACCTATTTTTTATACTTATGATATCGAACCACAAAATCAATCATATGATATAGCTACAATCTATCAGAGATATTGGTCTATGGCTCGGGATTACTCACTAAAGAGTGAAATTTTACCGGAAATGGAAATGGCTAAGTATTTCGTAGAAAATAGAGAAGTACTACGTCGAGATGAAAGAGGCAATATTATAAAAGATGGTCTTAGTAGAATTGGGGATCGAATGTTAACTAAAAAAGGAGTGCAATCATTTGTATCACAACAATTAGGAGATTGGTTCAAGTCAATTATCTATGGTCAAAGAGTAAGAGATGAAGGAGTTTTACCATTGTTTGGTGCAAATGTTGATATTGCTAAAGGCGCTGACCTACTTAACCGGTATACATCATTCAACTTGCTAGGTCTTAATATGGTACAGGGAGTAGCTAACGTATTGCTCGGTGAAACAATGCAGTGGGCTGAAGCTTTTGGTGGCGAATACTATGGTGTAAAAGATTTTGTTAAAGCAGGAGTATATTATACAAAAAATCTCCCGGGTATATTAGGAGATATTGGCGAAAGAGTGCCAACTAATATTATTTCTCTAATAAACGAAGAATTCAATACATTAAATGAATATGAAAATGGCGAATATAGAAAAAATTCTAAGTTCCAACAATTGATGTCATCTAATACCCTCTTTTTTACTACTCACGCTGGTGAACATTTAATGCAAACTAGAGTTGTACTAGCTATGCTTAATCGCATGCGAGCTAAAGATAAGAATGGTAAAGATATGGGTACTATGTTAGACAATTTAACTATTGGTAAAGACGGCAGACTCGATGTTAAAGAAGGTGTGGCTAATTTTGGACGAGAAAAAAGAGCAAAATTTGGACTGCAAGCACGTAGAATCTTATCAGCAATGCATGGGGAATATTCGAGGAATGGTATGGCAGCTGTCCAAAGATATGCCTTGGGACGACTTGGTATAATGTTTAGGAAATTTGTTGTACCAGGGTTTAAACGCAGATATGCCAAGAAAAAGTATAATGAATTGCTTGAAGGTTGGACTGAAGGTAATTATAGAACTACGGGTAGATTTTTCAGGAATCTTATGAAAGATTTGCGCATATTTAGATTGGCCGCTTGGTCAGAAGAATGGACAGACCTTACTCGCATGGAAAAAGGTAACATAAGAAAAACCATGGCAGAAGTGGTATTCCTTGCAACTGTTATAATAATGTCAACTATATTTATTGGGAAAATGGAAGGAGAGGACGATGATGAGGAATGGTTGTGGTCATTTATGGCTTATCAAGCTCTTAGATTACGTACCGAGTTGTTATTCTTTTCACCTAAATTAAATGAAGCTCTTAGGATATTACGGTCACCAGCTGCTAGCATGTCCGTTGTAGAGAACATAATTAATTTAACTAGTCAAATGTTTGATCCATTTGAAAGGTACGAAAGGGGAAATTGGAAAGGTAAACCTAAAATTACAAAAACTATGATAAATTTTGTACCTGGTGTTAGACAAGTGTATAGAATGAAATATGTAAATGACCAAATAAGCTGGTTCCGCAATTAAATAACTTATTAAATAGATGAGTCATGAAAATCTTTAATCTTTTAAAACCAATATTAATAGTATCTATTTCAGCTTTTATTTCATTTGCTATTATATGTGGTCATTGGTTACAGCAACATTTAAGCGAGCCAAGACAAAAATATGCCGTTTTAATTTCTTGCGGCAATACAATGAAAGACGACAGAATTGTACATTCTGAATATTGGTATGATCTTATAATGTCATATAAAAGTCTGATTGACCAAGGTTATACCCATAAAAACATATTTGTATTTTATGGTGATGGTCCTAATTCTGACTTTAACTCTAAATATAAACATTATAATATCAAGCATCTGTTTCCCAATATGAACACTATAATTGATTACGATAATCAATGGGAAACAATACAAGATGGCTTAAAAGATATAGATTTTTACACAACAAGAAAAGATAAAATACTACTGTATTGGATTGTAGGTCATGGAGGTATTCCTTATTGGGACGGTTCTCCCAGTCAATATAGGGTATCTTTTGAAGATTGGTCGATAACACAAGATTCATCTTATCAAAGGAAATGGCGTAGTTATCCAAAAGATACAATTAACATGGTTATCAATTTGATTGATGATTATAAACAAAGGGAAATATATTGGATGACCTGTCACTCTGGTTGTATGGTTGAAGGTAATCATATCCCATCAAATTTACGTACTACTATTATTACATCATCTCATTGGAAGCAATCGTCATTTTCTTCTTGCCCTACCGGATATGATTATTGGTCTAATAGTTGTTTAGATTATATATCTGGTGAATTTAATTGGACTATATATGGTGTGTTCAATAGAACATATTTTGATGGAACTGCATATAGACCCTACAATTTGAAGTTAGAGTACCCGATTAATCCATCAAAACTTTATTATGAGTTAAAGAATTCTGATTATATGTCTTCTCGTGTACAAATTGGGGGCAAATCACCGTTTGCAGTTTATTGTTCTGTTAAAGACTGGAAGATAGAAAAAATAGATAACGTAAAATCAAAAGTTCAAAAAACTAAACTAAAGATTAAACGGTTTTTCCAAAACATTAAAAACTTTTTTACCCGTGTGACAGACGAGATGTTTTATAAATTAGGCTACGAGCGTATTTCAGACTAGTATAAGGGTAACAAACAAGGGTTCCTATAAAGCAAAAAGGGGGTGGAAGCAATTTCACCCCTTATTTTTTTGTATTTTTACCAATTTTTGATTTAAGGTACTTTTTAAGCTTGCTGTTGAGTTGACCCCCCAAAGTGGAGGTACCATATTACCCATATAGAGATCGTGCATTAGAATGCATCCTATAAAGCCGTTTTTTGGAAAAGTCCTTAAAAAAAGTTAGGGAGCCGTTTTGACCCCCTAACTTATTATATATGATTGAATATCGCTATTTCATACCTTCTATAAGGTATTCTGTTAGTTCACTACTCCAAAATTTTAGTACACACCATTTGTAGCTAGCACTAAATTTGTTGTAGCGACCCTGTTTATATTTAACATAATCAGTATATAAATGTTCAGGGATTTTAAAATAGTACATTACTGTTGGCATGCTGCTATCATATCTCATGTCATCTAGACATTCGTTTTGTTTTAGCAGGCGCTCAAATCTTATGAACCTGGGTGTTCGTGAGTAGTGATATTTTAAGACAATCCTATCGTGATAATCTGGTTCACCACTATCTCCAATGTAAGCATTTATAAAACTGTTGTTAACATAAAACCAATCTCGGTGGTACCGATCACCTAACATAGGCAATAGTAGCATCGTTCGCAAGGATAAGTTGGTTTCCATATTACTCAAGTTTTTCTGCTCCGTCACCTTCGTAGTATGCTCTTGTATAGTCCCATAGATCATTCTCTACGTGCCAATAGAGCTCGCGTGTGATTTGCAGTATCTCCTCGAGTCCTTCGTTTAACGATTTGTCAGTTATAGTATATACTTTACATTCGTTGATCCCCCTGGTTTGAAGAGCAATAATGTACGTATACTTTTGATATTCCCAGAAATCAGCCTCGGGGAAATCATTTTGAAACATCCACGCGACAGCCAGCCAATAGAAGGCCAGCTGCCGGTGGTAACCAAATTCAAGAAAATGAACATCAAAATCTTTAAGACTATAAGCTGTCTTTAAATCAATCAATTTGATGGTTTTATTCTTGTGGTCTATGATTAGCCTGTCCAATAAGGATTTGCAAGGAATTGTTGTTTCCTCATCTAAATTAAAATCCCAATAGATAGGAAGCTCGTTGTTTACCAACAGATTGCCACCGTCAAATACGCCATAGTCATTTTCAAAGAGTAAATTATTTGCAAGCTTGTGCTGTTTTACAGTTTCAACAATATTTTGTATCAATTCCCATGTTGATGTTGGTAATACGACCTTATACTTTTTGCTTTGTTTAAGGTATTTAACGTATTTTCTAAATTTCCTATACAAAGCATTTGCATCTTTCTTCACACGTTCTGCAGTTTTTCGCTTAGTTTCATATACTTGTTTATACGCTTGTTCAGCTTTTTCACCGACTGACAAGCGTTTTTTATTTTGAGCTACCAATTTGCAGAATTCTTTTTGTTTTGGGTTAACAGGTGTTTCGTATTCTAAATGGATTATCTCCTTTTTAAACCGTATTGGTTCTAATATAGCCATATGAATCTGTTTACCAAGATCGAAATAGGCCTTGCTTTCCTCTTCTATCTCTTGGTCAAATCTCATACGGTAATATTTTGGAGATACTTTAAACCAGCCTAGAGATGATGCACTCACCCGTTGAACCGCATAATAATCTTCCACTTTATTTCTCACGTTTTTTGAGGATTTTCTCAACGACCTCATCTACCTCGCGTGGATTATGTGGCAAGTATAAGTCATATTTGATATTATTGGTGTGCAGATAGTATTTAAATATCTTCCACCGTAGAGGGAAGGATTCATTTGCATAACCCTTACACTCTACAACATAATCTTCACCAACAAAATCTGGTGTAAAAGTAATTTTACGAACCTTTGCATC